AACGCGTCGCAGATCTTAGACCACGGGCGAGCACGGGCAGTGGCTACACACTTCTCAGAGGTCTCGCGGCCCAGCATACCCAGAGACTTCTCCATCGCAGAGGCAACCTCTTCGGCCGTTGAAGTGTACTCCGTCAGACCCACGCCAGCGGTCATCTGGAGGTAAGAGTAAGACGTCAGGGGGCAACGCACGCTCGTCTCAGGAGTCATGAACGCCTTGTAGCAGTCCAGATCCAGAACCACCTGCGGGGCACCCGTCGCCATGTGCTCCAGCTGGCACAGACCGAACCCCTCGCCGTTCGAGGTGTTCACGCCCACATCCGCCACGTTGTACAGCTGGTTGATGGCCTCGTCGTTGAAGTAGGCCGTGGGAGGCGTGGTGTCCACGATCGATACACGCGTACCATACTTCAAGTTGTCCAGTCCCAGAAGCTCGAGCTCGTTCAGGTAGATCTGGAGAGGCTGGTAGAACGCTCCGCCCTCCGGCTTCACACCCGTGACAAGGAGGAGGTGAAGCGGCTCGTCGGGGAGCTTCTTCAGCAGGCGGGCAAATCCCATGATCGTGAGATCAAGACGCTTACGCTGCGAATTGCGGTTCATGTTCAGGAAGACCTTGGCGTTCGGGTGAATGCTGAGGTTCTTGCGAATCCCCATACGCTCCGAGTCCGCCATGGGCTTGAACACCAGGGTGTCTACACCGTGCTCCATGACATCGATCTTGATGTTAGGCGTGGTCAGGCGGGTCATGAGATGGGCCTTCCACGTATCCGTGAAGCAGATAATACGGTCGGCGGCGTTCTCAATGTTCCGGAGGAGACCCATATCCGCACCCTTGTACACCTGGTCAAGGTATACCCAGAGCTTCCACTGCTTCTCCATATCCTTCGTCTGCTGGATGAACTGGTTGATGATAATAGGGTCATTGTAAATCATGATGATGTCGGGGTTGACCGTCTCGACATACTCCTTGAACTTGTTGAACCCGAACCCCTGCTCCTTGGGGTCCTCGTTGGCCGCAGCATCGTACTGGATGACGCCCTTGAGCGGGCGAGCTGGCTGGGGAAGACGGGCAGGGGTACGCTGAAATCCAAAGTGAAAGATCTTGACAAGCGGGGTCAGAGTTCCCAGCTGCTTGAGGAGGTTGTAGGAGACCTTCGAGTACCCCGTAACCTGCTCAGTGTGCGTTGATACAAGTAGAAATCGGACCGGTGCCATTTTATGATTAACCTTTTCTACGTGTAAATCAAATGGCGGAGTACTACTCTACAGTGACACTCGACGGCTCGCCAGTCTTCTTGAGCCAGCAGGTGCGTTTTTCCAGTGCGTCTGAAGTGACGTCGATGAAGAAGCGGACGGCGGTCAACCAGTATTACAGGAACTATCCGCAGTCTCAGAAGGCCGCGTATTCGTCGACGTACACGACATTTCAGGCGGGAGCGGTCTATAACGCCCAGAAAGGATCAAATGGTGTTTCGTGGAAGCCTACATGCTGCACAAACGGCAATGGTTTTGTCCTCGCAAACAACAGGACTGTCTTTCCCGAAGGGGAGAAGAAGACCCTCAATATGTTTGTCTCCTCCAATGCGGTGATCAACAATCCTCAGTAATAGGCTGTCCCAGGTGCCTGTCCACTCTCCTTCATTTTGGGGATCTTCGTGAACTCCGAGAACCGGTCCATGAACGGAACAGGGGGGATGGGGTAGAGTTCGTGAACAGAATTGCTCCGCGTATACGCCCCATGAATCACCTTTCGTGTCTGTGTCCCGATCCAGTCGTATCCGAAGCGAACGCTCATGTACGAGTGAATCAACACAAAGAGGACAAGGATTCCAATAATGATATACGGCAAGTTCCGATACATTAATCATACCCTATAAGATAATATAGTAAGAATGGGTGGTGGACTCGTTCAGCTCACTGGCTTTGGTGCCCAAAACGTATTTGTCAATGGAAACCCTTCCATGACGTACTTCAACAAGATGTATAAGCGGTCCACTAACTTCGCGATGGAACACTTCAGGCTGAATATCGCACATGTGACGGACACTACGCTTCCCCCTGCCGGAACAAAGACGTTCACGTTCCCGGTTCCTCGCTATGCTGATTTGCTCCATGACTGCTACGTATGTGTCCAGATCCCCGACATCTGGTCCCCTCTATCTGGATTCGACCAGACTACATCGCTCGCGTACGAGACTGCATTCCAGTGGTCGCGTAACCTCGGGTACAATATGATCGAGTCTGCTTCGATTCTTTTCAATGGAACGGCTATGGCTACAGTCACTGGAGAGTGGATAAAGATCAAGAGTTATATGAAGGAGAGTGGAACACAGCGAGCAAAGTTGAATGCCATGACCGGAAATACACTGGACATGCACGACCCCGCCAATGCCCCAGGACGCACGAACCAGTACCCCAATGCCATCAACGTCTCCGCCACAAATACCGCACCTCCCGCTCCCTCCATTCGCGGCCGCCAGCTCAACATCCCCCTCTCCTTCTGGTTCTGTGAAGAGATCGGACAGTCTATTCCCCTGGTGGCCATGCCCCAGACTGAAGTATCTATCCAAATCACCTTCCGCAATATCTACAACCTCTTCACTGTCCTGGACACTCGTGGAACGGCCGCGACCAATCCTACATTCCAGACCCGCGTGACAGGGAACCCGGGAGACTCTTTCCTTGGAATCCAGAATTACCTGTCGTACCCTGATACGATGGGAAATCCGACAAACCCCTCTCTGGTAAGCTGGAACCTCAACCCCTACATTGAAGCCAACTACATTTTCCTAACAGATACGGAGCGTGCGTACATTGCGGCACATGACCGCTCGTTCCTCATTACTCAAGTCCGCTACCTCAAGAACAACAACCAGTACGGATACAACAACATAACGATTCCAATGTACAATCTGTGCACACGCGTTGTATCCCTGTTTCAGCGTCAAGACCGACTTCTCTTGAACGATTGGGACAATTACACGAACTGGGACTCTATCTTTTATCCGCCGGTACAAACATACCCCAGCGTCCTGCCGACACTCACTGCCCCCGCGACTCCCGATCAATGGTACTCTACGGGAATCCAGCTTTCGAACTCAATGGATTCCCAAAACATTCTCCTGGAAGGAAACCTTACGTTCGATGGCACGGACCGGTTTGTCACGAAGAACGTGAACTTCTTCCGCAATATCCAAAACTTCCGCTTCTCAGCTGGGGATACAGTCACTCTTCCTGGGATCAACTTATACTCATTTGCTCTGGATCCCAACACCATTACCCAGCCGTCGGGAAGTGCAAACGGTTCCATGTTCAACAAGACCAATTTTCAGTACACACTTCTGACCCCCCCAGTTGTTCAGACGGGACCTGTGTCACAGATACCTGTGTGTGTCTTCAAGGACACGACATTCAATTCAACCCCCACCGTTGTCCCCGTTGGAGCAACGATAGTTCCTACGAATGCGTCTGGACAAGCTATAGCTCCACCCGCAGTACAGCCGGGTCAGACCCTCACTATATATCCCTCGCCCACAAACGTACAGATTCAATATAACGGCTATTCTGCCATGATCTATATTGAATCGTACAACTTCCTCAAGGTTACAAACGGACAAGCAAATCTTGTGTTCAATACATAATAGATTCGGATGGCGGACAACACCGACGATCCGATTGCCGACGTACCGCCCGACCAAGAAGCCACCGAAACTCCCGGGCCAGTTGTGTCATCCGCAAACGGCTTGCTACTGTTTGCATTCACGAATATTCTCATTATTATTTACTATCGTGCTGCATGGTTCGCTTTGGAATCTCTGGTGTTCGAGAAGTACCCCGCGATTGGAGCGTACTCCAATTTCATTCTGATTCCCTTCCTGGTTCCGCTAGCGGGAATGTTTGCGTCAGTGGTGAACTCGTCAACAGGTGGCCTTACGGCATGGACGCTATCCACTGTCGGAATTGCGTCGGTTATCATGGGTTTTGCCCTGATATACATCCTGGTGTTCGACATGCCGCCCGAGACAATTACGTTTGCCATGAAACTGTTTAAATCGGGGTCTCCGTCTCCTCCCGCAGCAGCGGCGTAGACGCACTGAGAGAATGCAGCTCGTCCATCGCCTGCTGAGGACTCTCAAAGTTGCGGAAGAGGATCTGGTTGACTTCAGCGGGGCTCCACTTCTCGTCCATCTTGACATCATCAAACAGGGGGTGTGACACTCCGTCCGTGATATCGTAGAACCCTTCAATCATCTCTTTCAGGACAGTTCGCGAACACTTCTTGAAATGGACGATCATATCTATACGGCCGGGACGAATGAGAGCACGGTCAAACCGTTCTGGGAAATTGGAGGTGAATACCATGATGCGGCCAGATGACTCTAGGGTTCCGTCGAGGAGATTGAGGAGGAATGAGAGATCGATGGGGTCCTTGATAATATCATCGTCCATCTCGGGAGCAAACGGATCCTTGGGTGCTGCCGCCGGCTCAGGACGCTTCCACTCCCGCTTCAAGAGCACGTCGCCCATCGCATCTGCGTCCTCGATGATGTAGAGTCGCTCGGAAATAGGGATAGTGTACTTCTCGAGTGTTGTCCCGTTGTACACGTGAAGATCGTCGCTGAAAAACAGCTGGCGAAGCTGGGTCTTGGTCTTGATTTCTGAGAGCTGGATGTTCACGGGGTGACGGCGGGCGACGTTGGCGATAGCCTTGATTTCCGACGTCTTGCCGGTTCCAGGGTCTCCGTGAAACAGGAAGCCGAGAGTATACGGAATACCCTTGCGTTCGTACCACGACCGTTTCTCCAGGAAAAAATTGACACGCTTCTTGACCTCCCCCTGCTGCTCAAAGTAAACATTCTCAAAGGTGCGGGTCGTGGAGAACTTGTTCTTGGTGTAGACGAGGAAGTTCTGGGGAAGAGGGTTTTGGTTGGACTTGCGAGACTTCTTGTTATCAATCATCTGGTCGAAGAAGTAGAGATCGTTGCCCAACTTATTCAGCATGCGGCGTTCATAATCCTGGTTGCAGGAGTCCACGAACTTCTGCAGGGTTTGGATAGGGTGGTTGTAGCAGAAGATCTGGAACTTGATGTTCTTGATATTCCCGTCATCTACTTCCACGTTCGTGAGTTTGAAGTAGATATCCTCATCCAGTCGCACTGACTCAAACTCGTAGGGTAGGTAATCGTGGTTCGCGATCGAAAGGAGTCGCTTGGTGGCAGGGGAGCATGCGACATAATGAATGATGGCGTCCATGCGAGTCATAAATAGAGGGGCCTGTCCGCCCTTGGTGGGGGGAGGCGATCCACGCTCACACTCGATCACTGCCGAAGGTTTTCGATCGTCAGAATCGATAGAAGTGGCAAATGATGTTTTAAGAGTCGATAGCCACGAAGGGTACATTGCTATGCCACGCTCATAGAGATTCAGTCCAATAAATGCCATGAGCGGCCGAAAACTGTTTCCCGTTGTCGTCAGGACCTGGAAGAACAGTGACATCTTGAGAAGTTCACCTAGAGATGTCATTGCTTTGTTCGAATATTTCATCGTGGAGAGCCAAACGCTGTCGCTGTAAGGCACTTGTCTAGGGTAGGAATACCCTCGTGTACCGGCTTGGACCGCTTGAGACGGAGTTGCTGAGACGCCTTGTTAATGGTTTCACTAGACAGAGACACGTACGACTTGACGTCGCGGACCGATGACTGAGTGTTCACAGACGGCATGTACAGTCGGACAGGAGGCATGGCCAGTTGGAGAGGTTTCGTACAATGCTGAATGAATTCACGGTACTGCTGAATATCCAGATTCCCTCCGAACATTCGGAGGACACGACGGTCAGGGGCGGGCTGGATATCACGATCCTTGTAAAGTGAGCGGTAGACATTGCGTAGCAGGGAATGACGTATCCACTTATCGGATTCGGTAATTCCAGACTCGCGGTAGATAGAGGCAAGGGCACACTCGGGGCTGCAGTAGTTTCCCTCTGCAGTGTACATGTTCGTGTACACATCGTAGTGCGTTGGAACAACGAAGGAGTCGCCGGGAATAGAGTGGCAGCACCACAGACACGCAGAACCAGGGGGATACGATGTCTGTAAAGAAAACTTGGACATCAAGTCGTGAATCACCGTTTCATCGAAGCGTCGTTCCTGGGCCTCGGTCGTTTGGAGAATATCAGAGTACTCCACCAACCCAGCACCGGTAGGTGCGGGGATATCCACCCTCTCCTCCTCAAAGTCAAAATCCTTTCCTATCCGCAGGAAGAATATGACCGGTGGAAGCTCTACTGTTGGCTCTTCCTGAGCCTTCTTTCCCTTCTTTGCTCGAGCAGGGGGCATTTACATGAATATGGATTTTCTGCGTAAAACGGACTGGCTTTTTAGGAAGGTACTCAGACACTACAAAATGGCGGAGGCGTACAAGAAGCACACGCATCGCGAGCACATTCTGTCTCTCCCCGATACGTATGTCGGTTCCATCGAGACGTCGACGGAGGAGATGTACGTCGTGGAGGACGAGAAGTTTATTCAGAAGAACCTATCCTTCAACCCTGGATTCTACAAGCTGTTTGACGAGATCGTAGTGAACGCCCACGACCAAGTGGTTCGCATGCGTCAGCGAGGATCTGCAAACCCAGTCAAGAACATCAC